AGGAACTAGTAATGTCTTGTTTTCTGCTATTATGCTTAGGCAGGTCGTAACATCAGATTCATAGTCCACTATCATATAACATATAATAGTAAATAATTTTTACGAATCCAATCCGTTTATGTCTGTTGGTTTGATAAAGTCAGTATCGGTGTAGTATTGTAATGGATTGGATAATAATTTTGTTATTCCAGATAATTTTGTTTTTGCAAAATCAAGTTGTTGTAAATTTTTACTAATTACTCCAATTGATTTTACATTATCTATTATAGAGTCTGTTTTAGGACCAGATATGTGCCATAATATTTTTACGCAATCATATAATACGTTATCAATTAAATTTAATTTCCAATCATTAAATTGTTTGCTGTCAATTTCTATAATATTTTTTGAATTTCTTTTTTGTAAAAAATAACGTATTAGTATACCACTTTGTATATTAGTTTTTAATATTTTTGGAACAGCACTTTTTGGTGTTTTAAACTTTAAATTTAAATCAGATTTTAATTGTTTATATGTTTGTTTGTTTTTATTAAAAACTTCGTATTTTATTAATTTTTTTGATTTATTTGAATTCCATTTTGCTTCTGTGTATATTTCGCCTGTAGAGTATTTATGATATAGTCCAATATACATAGTTCCATCAGTATACATTAATTGTTTATCTGATGCGTATAAATTATTTAGTACTTCATCTGCACTGTAATATGTTTTTTCTCTACTCATTCTATATTAGGCCTCATTATACATTTAACGTTAGTAGTCCAGTCGCCGGTGTTTGTAACATTATGAGTTATTCCAATAATGCTAAATACAGTATTAACTTTGTATCTATTAGGTAACGCTTCGAATTTTACAACGTCTCCGTATCGTAATCCGTTTATTCCATCAATTGTAAATTCTGCTTCAAATGGAAATACAGGAGCTGACAATGCTTGTGAATCTTGTATTCTTGATGTAGGGAACTTCATATGATCTAACAATGCTTTACGAAGTTGTTTTTTTGGTTCGTCATTGTATGGCTCATTTCCAAAATTTTCTTTTGCAGAATCTAAAGCTTGTAATTTAGAAATATACTTAGCTTCATATTTTTCTAAAAATTTATTAATAGAATCTACGTCGCCAGATCCCGCAGTATACATAAAATTCATAAATGGTGCAATATCTGAATCTGATATCTCATCTGACGTATTTAAAACATATGATAAATTTTTAACATTGTCTGGGATTTTTGCACTAAATTTAAAGTCTCGACAAATTGATCCATTAGGATGATTTGCAAACATTGGAACGGAATATGGTTCTACTTTTTTTTCTTCCGTATCCGGATCAGGAATTGGTTTAATATTTTTAACATCTGTAAATAATAATGCATTTTGTAATATACTATGCGTTACTAATTTTAATTCAATTGCACCTCCAGTTACTCCTTTTATTTTTGCTGAAATAGCACCTAAAAACGATTTAACATCATATTTTTTTCTTCCTTCATTACTTAATTTTGTAATTATTTTATTAACATATGACAAGTTAATAAATATTCTTGATGGATATATAACTTTTTTTTCTTCGTCGTTTTCATTTTTGATAGTTTCATATACACCTGGCCATTTCACACTAGCTTCATTTGATATATTTTTATAAAATGTTAAATCTCCATACGTATTCATATCCCCTACTTGATCTGATTTTTCAGGCAATAATAATATTGTTTCTGGATCAGCTGATACAAGTGATGGATAATAATTGCTAGTAGTAGTAACTTCATTACACATAATTACAGGTAATGCAGCTGATGGGCCGGCTTTTGTTATTAAAACTCCGTCATTCATGAATTGTATCAATGCTCCCAATGAAATATATCGATAATCATAAATTGAAGTCATTTCTGATGTACCAGGTAGTGATGAATATGGATCACCTTTTAATATCCACTGATCATTGCTGGCATTAGCATTATAAAACTCTCCGGATAAGTCAATAGTTGTTAAAACTTGCGTTGGTAATTTTTCAGTAGATTCAACAGATAAATCTAATAAAAATTTAGATGCTTCACTTCCCTCAACTGCAGATATAGCATCATTGAAATCGATTGTCGTGTCTTCTTCTGCTGCTCTTAATAAGATGTTTTGTGATATTTCTTCATCTACTACATCATATAATTGTTCATAAAATTGCGAAGTATAATTGCTACCTGTATTAGCTGTGTTTTTAGTTTCAATAACTGGTGTTTTAGCTGGTGTTGTGTTTTTAGGAGTTTCTTCTTTTTTCTTTGTTGCATCTGAATTTTGAAACATTGAAACATCAGTATACACATTGCTGGTACCAGTTAGGTTAATTGAAGCATTAACTGATCCTTCTTTATCATATGAAAAATTAAAATTTGTTATTAATCCTTCAAACCTAAATGAATTTATTTCTCGTATTTCAGTTTTTAATTCGTCAATTTGTTTGTCTAATAAACTAGGATATAATTCTTTTAGTTTTTTTTCATTTGGTATAACGACTTCTGTTAATAATCCTGCAGTATCAGTTTTTTTTGTTATAACAGCAGACTCTGGATGTTGTATGTCAATGCGAATAAATCTACCGGGGCGAAAAAATATATCTTCCATTATGTCTAAATCGCGTTCTACATTTGGTATGATGAAACTTACCGAAGCTTTGTTTAATAGTCCAAATGAATGATCACCAATGTTAATTGTAGTATCTGTTATGTATGGTGCTACTCTTCGACTTCGATCCGTTAATGTTTTTGTTTTTTTACCAGCCCTACCAGACAACGCTCCAGCTTCAGATGCTGCTTGTGCATTCGCATAATCTTCTTCTGCTTGTGATTTGTAAAAAAAGATTTCGTCTTTTGTATATGTAGAATTTGATAAGAATGAATTGGGTTGGTATCTGCCTGTTCGTACTTGTGCTCCACCTACTATTCCAACCACTGCACTATCACTACCGCTACTTTCATATGCAGTTACTTGAATGTTAGCTACTTTACCTAACATGTAATTCAATGCATCATTACCACGATCATTGAATCCAGCATTGCCACGAGCATTTAATTCTGCTTGTAAATTCTTGTCTATTTCGCTATAAAATATATTGAAACTCATCTTGTTGTGTTTGCTTGATTGATTTGTTGTAATATAGAATTTTTACTTGGTATACGTATATTGGTGTTTTGCGGAACAATCAATGTTCCTTTTCCTAGACCATTAGCTGCAGCAATAATCCACCAAAATGTAACGTCGTCATAAAATATATTAGCCAATGTGTCTAATCGTTCTGGACTTGTTATTTGTATGAACACGTCTTCAGATGTTTCGTCCGGGATTGGTATTATGGTAGTAGACAGTTTTCTTTTACCGTTACTGTCTTTTAATTTAGATGTAGTTGAATATCGTCCCATAATTTATAGTCCTCAAAATGCGTTAAAAGCTGCATTACCAATTGCAGCAACTTGATCTGGATTTTCTCTTGCAAATTCTCTACTGGCTTTATCTTCTGCTCTTTTTTGTTTATTATCTGCTCTTTTTTGTTTACGTTTTTTCTGTTTATCTTCTCTTGTTTCTTTGTTGGTAACGTCTGGTACATCTGGAATGCTATCTTTAAAATCACTCAGCCAATTATGATTTCCTTGTATAGCTTTACCGTCTGAATATTTTTGAGCTAATGACAACATTCGGCCGTTATTTTGTGGTATATCATTTGCTATTATGTTGAACTGACATGAAACTGACACTTTTTGTGGAGTTTGCATCATATGCGGATCTTGTTCAATGTTAATTTCCCATGGGGCATCCATTGCATATGTAAATGTTACACTTGTTAATGTTATGGGTTGTTGATTGTGTATATCACCAACAGTTAAACGCATCCATGGTCCAATCATGGCTATGGTTTCTCCGTCATATATAGGAGCTGTATAGCTAGCTAATGCATTTAATTTTCTGTATATTGGTTTTAATTCGTCACGATCTGTTGCATACACATCAAATGTTAATGATCCTGCTCTAGAATATGATCCATATTGATAATTTGGGTCAGCTCGACCTACCATTTGAACTGAGCTCCAATCGGCACTAAATGAATCGTCAAAGTTAGTTATTATGGCTCGAAATGCTATGATATCGTCTTTTTGGTCACCACCCGGTTGAATAGTCGGTCCAGTAAAATAAAATTTTATAAAATCTTGTGTTGTGCCAACTCCTAAAAAATCAGTAACTGAACCTAGTACTTCTCCAAATTTACCTTTACCTTTTGGCTTCCATTGATATGCGGATTTTAATTTTACATCTCGTTGATAGTCTACAGCATTAACTTTGTCTCCTCTAAACGGATTGGCTATTTCTAATGGATTACGTGTTGGCTGAAATCCTTTTTCACTCCATATGGTAGTAATATTGGTACGAGCAGTAAAGTCTTTTCTTAATGCGCCTGGAGAATCTTGTTCTCCTGTTCCATATGTTTGCCGCACATTGAACAATGAATATGCTCCCGCAGGTGATACGTCTGCTGCGGCATACGCTCCTGCTATATAACTACCTCTCAATAACGCACTAGCGCCATTCGCAGTTAATGATTGTAATGCTGCAGCAACATTTTTATTTTTATCTCTATCTAGAAAATTTTCTTCTGAGTCTTTATTTGCTTTGTTTGTGAACAATCGGACTCTGGAACGAAAATCAGAATATTTTACTCCTGGTATTGATTTTAACTGATCGAAGGCTAATGTGGAATATGGAGTAGACAATTTGTTTCCTACGTTTAATGCTTGTGCAATATTACCGATTGCTAGATTACCAGTTAATCCACCTAATAGATTTCCTGCTGCGTTTATGCCTTTGTTTAGCAATGCACCAGCTAACATTTCTTGATTTTTAAATTGAGGAATCAAACTACCGGGTGCAGCATCGGTAGTAGGAAATGGAGCAACAAATTGTGGTTCTTGTCCTAATACTGGATTCGCCCCCGGCTTCATGTCAGGTAATATGTTAAATGTTGTACTGTTTCCTAATTGTAATGGTGTAGTAAATTGTGACTCATAGCCTAGTGTTGGATTAGGAAATGATATCGGCATAAAGCCGTCCAAATGAATTGGATTAGTAAACTGTGATAAATTACCAAGTGTTGGATTACTCATAATTATTCCCTTCCTTCATTAAATCCTTCTGCAGGTTTTGATGCCATGGCCGTTACTATAATATTTCCTAATGATGCTAGAGCTGCTACTACATCACTGTTATCAGTTTTTATTGCAGTGCCATTGGTTGTGTTGCTGTTTGATGCAATTGTTCCGTTAACTGACGGTAAGAATAATTCTTGTCCTTGCTCTCCTACCAAGTATGGTTTTCCTCCCATGACTGCACCACCGAGTGCTTTGTTATCAGCATCAGCTATAGCGTTTTCTGCAGTAGGGCCTCCGGTCAAAGAGACTGAAGTTGTAACGAGGTTCAGGAGTTCACTTCCCATTTTTTTAGCAAATCTAGTTCCACCGAATAATGATGCAATTGTTCCGCCTGTATCAGCGACATTAGCGCCGACTCCTCCTTCACCAGTTATTTTGGCTTGTTCTAGTATCGAAGTTCGTAAATCTGCCAATCCTTCGCCGCTCATCAGGCTGATCATCAATTGTTCTCTTTGCACTGTTAACTGTTCTTTTAACAGGTCGTCTGTAGTACGAAGATCGGTGTCTTCATTGAATTTGTTCATTTCCTCAGCTGTTAATTCTCCAGTGCGGTTTAATTCTTGAACGGCTTCGTTAAATGCTTCTTGGTCATCTGTTAATTTTAAATCAATGCCTGCTTCCGCGGCTTTTTCTAATATTTTCTTTTTTTGCAATGCAGATGCTAATTGATTTTCTTCGATACCCAATGTTTTTGCAAGTTGCTTTCTGGCAAACATGTTGTTTTTAATTGACTCGCCTTCACGATCAATAATTTCATTCAACGTTTCTGCCTGCTTGTTCATGTTTCCTTGCAACGCAGCTTCTCGCATTTTATTGGTTAAACTTTCACCCTGATCGTTAACTAAACGCCGGCCACTCAACAGTTGATATTCTAATTCGTCGCCAATACTAGATTCAATGTTTAACATTTTATCGCCCATTTTGGCAAGATCTTTAATTGAGAATCCAAATTTCTTTGCTTTCATTACCGACTGTTCTAAAATTCCAGGCATACGACCATACTGTATTTGTACTTCTGCACCAGCTTCGGCAATTTCTCCGGTAATTTGTTTAAACAGCCCCATGGTACCGGTTTCGTCGTATAAATTGGCCAAAGTTTGTGTGAATTTTAATTGTTGAGCTGCATTATGCTCCATCTGACCAGCATATTGAGCATATGAGTTGGCTTGTTCGTCGGTTAGGCCAACATTGTTTTTCATTGCTCGTTGCACTTGAATCATTCCTTTGTAGTGCTCATTATTTCTAGCATTAACCTGTTTTAATGTTGGCAACATTTTTTGCATGTTAATAGCATATTTTTGCATTTCCAGGTTACTCATTTTGAATCCTGGTGCCAAATCTTTGTTTAATCCTGTAGCAACTTCGATTAATGCTTTGTTTAATCTACCGGCGCCGACACTTGTAATACCAAGCCCTTTATTTAACGCAACATTACGATTTTCAAAAAACGTTAATTCACTTGTTAGAGTTTTATATGAATTTGCTACATCTTGATTGTATTTAACTAGACCTGTTTGAGTATATCTATTAGCTATATCAGTGATTGACTTTAAAGCATCTGCCATATCACTAAAATCAGGCCCAGCGCCTAGTCTAGGTTGATGTTTTAACAGTTGTATGTATTGCAATTGTGTCATATATTAATAAATATCAACGACGAGGTTTTGTTGGGAGTGAAGTAGATTTACGTTGTGATTGTTTTTTAATAGCAGCTTCTCGAGCTTCTCGTATTTCATTGCACTGATTGATCCAATAGCTTCGCAGAAAGATCGGCATATGATACACATCGTTCCAGTCCCATCGACCTTCACCGAACCAAATTAAATTGAAAAGATTTTGATGATTGCGTACTCTGTCTTGTGGTTTAAAACCAAAAAAGGTCGATGCCAATTGGAAACACCGCAGAGAAGGTGCCTCCGTCTTCACCTTCAAATTCATAGTTATAATCCATGCCTGGCATATTATCAGCAAAATACGTGCGGAAACGTTTTGAATCTCGAGCTAAAAATTGATAGCGTATAAAATGATCAATTTCTTCTGTTTGTCGTTTTCCATTGACTTCACGAATACATTGTTTTAATAAATCATAGATTCCACCATCTGTATTAATGTTTATGTCATATGAAAATTTAATAGTTAAATCTTTGGAAGATTCTGAATCTGTATATGTAAATTCTCCTAGTTCGTCTGCTTGTAGAGCAAATGGTTTATATTTTAATTTAGACAAATTTACTGTGCGTTCTAATTGTGCGTCTGTTTTTGGATTTGTTACTTTTACCGGATAATCAGAACCATATGCTAATATTCTGCTTTGTATTAGTATAGCATCACGATCAGAAGATATAATGTCATTTACATTGCATTTGGACATTATAATTGATTCTAACAATTTATCAAACATAACTCCTTCTCGAACATATGACATATTAGTTAAAATATCTTCATCATATGCAGTCATGTATCGTACTTCTACTTTACCTGAACTTAGTGGATTTGAATTTGCATACACTTTACCTTTACTTGGTAGATCAACAATTTCTGTTGGAAGTTTGCTTTTTTGTTCGTTGTCGTATCTAGATTTTGCTTGATCGATAATAGATTGCTTGTCTATTCTGGTTGTCATTTTACTCATTCGTTTCCTTCTTATAACTTTATTATAAATATACGAACACAAAAAAAGTAGGGAGTTACCCTACTTCAATTGTATATTTTAAATGTTATATTAAAAGTCTAATAATGCCCAATCATATCTAACAGATAATTCTATTTCTTGTACTGCATCATCTCCCCAATCATATGATCCAAAATTAGCACTAACAATAAAAGCTCCGTTTAGTGTCCATTGTTCTACTATTTCACCAAGTGGAGATAATTGTGAAAGTTTTAATTCTTTTTTATAGAATGTAGAATATCCATTACGACCTGTTGCAGACTCATGGTGTAATCTTACCCATTCCATTACTGCTTGAGCACCACTTGGAACAATTGCATCATATAAAGTCATTGATATAGCTTCCCACTCAGATTTACCTTTTACGTAACGTTTAATGTTTATCATGTCTAATGGAACTTCTCCGTTGTTAATACTAGGTTTTGCAGATGCTTTTACTAAATATGCAGGAATACCTGTATCAGCCATAGAAAGTATAAACTGATGTTTTCTTTTCGGCTCCCAGGAAAATGCGTTGTCAAATAACTGACTTTCCTCGGCTGCATCTAAGTTTGTATTTAATTGATCTATTAATGCCATATATGGTCCTTGTTTATTTTAATATAAATATAACGTACAGTAAAAAAGGTAAGACCGAAATCCTACCTTTTTAAAATTATTAATATTTCTATTCAGGGAAACTTGCACCCGTTGGCTGAATATTAAAGTCTAACACTATAAATTCTGCTGTTCTGGTTGGTTGCAAGAACAATTGTCCGTATAAGATGTTTTGATCTATTACGTCTGGTGTATTATTTGTTCCATCCATTACTGCTCGGAAAGCATATAATCCTTGATTAGCTTTTACTTGAGCTAAATATGGATTCACAATACTCAAGAAACGATCTCTTGTTTGTGTTGTGTTTTGTTCAAATACTAAGAATCTAGTAGATGATGCAATAAACTTCTTAACTGCAATAAGTAAACGACGCACATTGACTCTGTCTAATGCACTTGGTCTAGCTTGTAGAGTCTTTTGCCCCCATATGCATATTCCGTCGTTAACGAAGTTTGCAATAGGATTAACACGTGCTTCATA